GAAAGTGGTGCCATTAACTCTGACATTACTTCCTTTCTCTGCGCTGAGTCATTCATTTGGGCAATTTCAGCATCTTTGCTTTCAACTAGTTTCTCTGCTTCAGCCGCTTTGGCTTCTGCTTCCTTAACTGCTTCTTCTTTCTGTTTTACAACTTTAAGAAGTTTAGCCGTTTCAGATTTTTCATTTAGATGGCTAGTTGCATATTCGCTTGCAAAACTTTCAAAAATTCTGCGACCAAAATCATTCTTGCGAGCTGCCTCAATATCCTCTTTTAGTTGGGTCATTTCAGAACGCAATCCCTTAGAGACTGTTTCCTGAATTGCTGCTGATGCTTTCGCAATAAAGTCTTTCTTAACAGTTTCAAATTTAGCCTTGCTATCTCTAACAAGTTTAACTTTTGTTTCTGCTAAGTCTTTCTTATCAGCATGGAATTCTGCGATTTCTTTCGCCAATGAATTCACAATAAAAGATTCTAGTTTGGCAACATTGCCTGCTACATTCTTACGATCTTCGCGCAGTTCACCTAGTTCCTTTTTAAGGTTGTTAAGAATGAACGATTCCATTGCTGCGGAATCTTTCTTCATTTTCTTAGCATACTTGGCTCTAGCCTCAATAAGTCCCTGGCGGTCTTCAGCAAACTCAGATAGTTCAGCAGTAATTCTGTCTGAAAGCATCTTTTCTACTGCTTCAACCATTGCGGTCTTATCGTGCTCATATTTCGTTGCAAATTCTTCACGTAATTGTGTAGAGATTGTGTCGCGGTTTTCTTGAACAGCAGTTTCCCAAGCGGATTCAATCTCCGACTTAGTTTCCTCGGAAATCACGTTATTTTCAAACAATTGTTTTACAAAGTCTAGCATTGTGATTCTCCTTAAGATTTAAGACCCTGAATAATTTTCTTCAGACTCTCTGCTATGTATCGTTGTGCCTGTGCGTCGCCTTGGACTTCTTGTGCTACTTTAAATGCCTCGTAACCACCTGTATTGTTCATAAGGTGTTCATAAACTGGTGTTGGATAGGCGCCCGGTGCACTTGGTTGTGCTACCACATCCACAGTGATAATTTCAAACCCTTGAACGTTACCACTTGGATCTACTTCGCCTGATCCACGACTAGAAACTCCTAGTTTCACTCCCGACTCCAACATGGTCGTTACTAATTGACCCATTGGAGTTGGAAGCATCTTAAGTTTTCCGTAGCCGTTAGGACCGTCCATCCACATTTTTGTAATCATGTGTGATACACGGTCGAGGTTGATACGCAAATCTTGAGGATGATCAACTTCACCTAGCACTGAATACCCCCCAGAAATCTGTTCGTTGAGCGTCTTGACAGCCCTATCAATTTCCTTAGAAGAATAAACACGTTGGTTAGCATTACGAATGTCACCCTGAATGCAGATGCCACTCAAGTGTAATGACTTACCTTCGCCTTCATCACGCTCAATGACGATTTTAGCCTGATCGAAGCTCAGATGTTCTTGTAGGTTAGTTTTCAACCTTAGTCTCCTCTATTATCTACGACCACGGAAAAGTGATTGCTTGTTATCAGCCTGTTCAGCAGCACCTTTTTTCTCAGCGCCGTGTCCTTTTTCATTGGACATCTTTGTAGCATTCTTTGAACCTGGCGTATTAACGTTGCCTGCATTCTCTTCTTTAGGTGTAATGTCTGCTAGTCCACCGTCATTTTTGCCGCTGTCCTCACCGCTTTTTGCGATGTTAGCAGTAGTTCCACCCATGTCATTCTTCATGTTATCAACAACTGACTTTTTGTTGTCCGCAGATTCCGCGCCGCCTTTTGTTTCAGCACCGTGTCCACCTGCTACTTTTTCAACATACTCTCTCATTGTTGCTAGTTCAGCGTCGCCTTCTGGGTCAGCAGATGCTTCTGGAGCAAAAGTTTCTTCTTCTTTTTCTGCGTCCATGTCATCGCCTTCACCTTCTTCGCCGCCTTTAATTTCGTCGAATTTAGCCTGTAGTTCATCAACGATTGAATCTAGATCCTGGAATAACTCTTCTGGCTCTTTTTCGCCTTCTTCGTCATCACCTGTGATGTCTGCTTCTAGGTCGTCTGTAGCGTCTCCGCCCATAGCGTCCATGTCGCCTTCATCTTCATCGTCTGCTTCTACAGCAACTTCTTCAAATTCTTCGTCAACTTCTTCGTCTTTTGAATCTTCTTTTACTTCGTCTTCATCAGTCGCTTCGTCAACTTTATCTTCTTCCTTATCTTCGTCCTTAGATGCTTCATCAACTTCTTTGTCTTCTGCTTCTTCGTCTTTAGATGCTTCGTCAACTTCTTCGTCTTTGACTTCTTCTTCGATAAGATCTTCGTAAATTTCTCTTGATTTTGCTACCACATACTCGTGGAATAGCTCTTCTGCTTTCGCAGTGTCATCATTAACCAAATGCTCAAGCATTTGTTCTAGTGTAGATTTGTCTGCCATTGTATTCTCCTTTTCAATTGGTAAGGCTGTTTCGTAATGTATTTACATTTTACTTATAAAAAACTGTTTAAATGGGCATATTTTGAATCATTTTGTGTTGATATATAGTTCTCCGAAGGTTTTACCAAAATTTTCGTATGAAATATGCTTCAGATTGTCATATTGTGGTCCTA